AACAAGTGGAGTAGGATTTGTAACAGTTGAATATATTCAAAATATAAACAACGCGTAATAAACAATTTTATGGTGCTCCTTCGGGAGCATCGTAATTAAAATTAAGGAGCATATAAATGTCAACTTACCCAGTCGATGTAAAAGCAGTAGAAAAATCAACTGCCGCTACACACACGATATTTGGTGGACCCGCTAGAATTGTAGGTCTTTATATTAATAAAGAACCCAATCTTGCACAAAGCACTGTTACTTTACAAGATGATAGTACAAGTGTTGCAGTATTTACCGTTAGAGCTACTAATAATACTAATGGAGGTGGCTTAACACAATACATTCAATTTCCCGGAACAGGAATTAAATGTAGTACAAGTTTAAAGCTAACGATTGCAACAACAGTTACATATTGTACAGTAATTTTTGGCTAGGAGATATAAATGGCCACTATAACTTTTACAGTCACTGTCGCCAGTGGCACTAACGCCTTTAGTACTGGAGATAAATTTTATATCAACGGTACAGTCAGTCCTGTTTTAGAATTACAAGAAGGTAATACTTATATATTCGATACTTCGGATACGAGTAATAATAATGAAATTTTATCTTTTTCATCTACTAAAGATGGAACCCATACAACTGGGGGAGCAGAATATACTACCGGTGTTACAAAGACAGGAACAGCAGGTACAGCTGGAGCTAAAACAACTATTATAGTTGCACCAGTTGCAACCACAGGAGCGCCTACTTTATTTTATTATAATTCTGGTGCTTCAGGTACTACAGGAATGGGAAATACTGCAAACACTATTTCTCCAACTTCTGGTGCGTCTGATAAATTTAATCCTCAAATTGATGACATTATTGAAGAAGCTTTTGAAAGAACAAATATAAGAGGAACTAGAACTGGTTACCAATTAAGATCGGCAAGACGTTCTTTAAATATTATGTTTCAAGAATGGGCTAACAGAGGAGTTCATTTATGGAAAGTTAAACTTGCAAAAGTACCTTTAATAGAAGGCCAAGCAGAATATAGTTATTCAACTGATTCAGTTAATTTTCCAAATGATATTAGTTCTGTATTAGAAGCTTATTATAGAAATAATTCTACTACCACAGCTCCTGCAGATATTGCATTAACTCAAATTAGTAGATCGGCCTATAATGCAACTCCTAATAAATTAACTAAAGGAACTCCTTCTCAATTTTATGTTGAAAGAAAAATAGATCCAAGTATTTTTTTATATGCTACACCAAGTTCAAGTGTGTCTAGCACAACTACACCAAGTAGTTTTCAATTTTGTTTTTATTATTTAGCTCAAATAGAAAATCCAGGAGCTTATGCCAATACTTCTGATGTTGTTAATAGATTTTATCCTTGTATGATGTCAGGACTTGCTTATTTTTTAAGTATGAAATTTTCTCCTGAAAGAACACCAGAGCTTGAAAGAATTTATGAAAGTGAAATGTTAAGAGCATTGGATGCAGACAACCAAGGAACATCTACATTTATTTCTCCACAAACATTTTATGGAGATGGAGTAATGTCATAATGGGAGTTTTTGCAAGAGGTAAACAAGCATTAGCAATTTCCGATAGATCAGGAATGAGATTTCCATATACTGAAATGGTTAGAGAATGGAATGGATCTTTAGTTCATTATTCAGAGTATGAAGCTAAACAACCACAATTGGAACCAAAGCCAGTTGGTAATGATCCACAAGCTTTACAAAATCCAAGAGTAGAAGGAAAAGCAACTGCTCAATTAATTTTATTAAAAAATAATCCTTTTGAAGTAATTAATTATAGTGGAGACACTTATGTGAATGTTCATTCGGAAGATCATCAAAGAAAAGCTGGAACTACGGTAAGATTAAGAGGACCTGCACAAGTTATAACTTCTGGACCCGGAGGAGCAAATCCTGCGGATGCACTTAACTTACAACAGTTCGCGGCTATCAATTCTATTGTTGGAGTTACAGATATAGATTCAGCAAGTGGCTTTACAATTTCATTAGGTAAAATAGATGCATCAGGAAATGTAACAGGTAATACTACAATTTCTCCTATTACTGGAGAATCTGATCCTTTAACAAATCCTATTAATTATTTTTATTTTAAAAGTGGTGACACGGCTACTACAAGTGGTGTAAAAGGAGGTGGACATAATTGTTCCGCCGGACCAGTAACATTGGAGGGTTTATAAGATGGCATATCTTTTAGCAAATTTGAGAACAGATATTAGAGGATACACAGAAGTAAGTGATACAGTTTTAACAGATGCTGTTGTAGATAGAATTATTCAAAATGCAGAGAACGGAATTGAAAGATCTGTTCCAACAGATCAAAATGCTCATTACGCAACATCAAATTTAGTCGTTGGAAATAGATATGTAACTATTCCAGATGACTTGAGATCAATTAACTATGCGCAATTAACAGATGCCGCTGGAAATCAAACTTATCTAGAACAAAGAGATCCAAGTTTTATGGCAGAATATTATTCTACTCCAGATTCTAATTCAGTTAGTATTCCTAAATACTATGGAAATTGGGATGAGACTTATTGGGTAGTGGCGCCTACGCCAGATAAAGATTACAAAATTACTTTGGCCTATAATAGAGAGCCATATAGTCTAACAGATACAGTCAATCCGACCACTGCTCCTGCAGCTACCAATGGGACTTATTTGTCCAATAAATATCAGGACTTGCTTTTATATGCATGTTTATATAATACATATGGGTACTTGAAAGGTCCTGGAGATATGATACAATATTACCAATCGCAATATCAAAATGCGCTAACATCGTATGCAACTGAACAAATCGGTTACAGACGCAGAGACGAATATGAAGATGGGATGATTCGTCAACAATTAAAATCTAAATCACCATCAAGTTACGGAACCAATTAAGGAGAAAAAATATGGCAAACTATGTACCATACGAGTTTAAAAAAGATTTATTAAAAGGGAATTTTGATTTTCCAAGTGATACAATCTATTTAGCTCTTTACACAAGCGTTAGTGCTTATCCAGTAGCCAGTGCAACAGTATATTCTAGTGCAACAGCAGGACAAGTTGCAGCATCTGGAAACTATGTAACGGATGGCAGAACATGTGGTGCAGCCTCAGTTGCTAATGCGGGTTCACAACCTCAATCAATTTATCTAAACTTTGCAGGAGATGGAAGCGGAGCCAATACTATTACATGGTCAACTGCAACTATTACTGCAGCCTACGGAGTTATGTATCAAAGACAAGGCTCAGGCGGTACAGCAGCTAATCAAAGATTAGTAGCGGTTCTAGATTTTGGTGGATCAAAATCTTCATCTAGTGGAGATTTTAAAGTTGTGTTTCCTACTGTTAGTACAGGAGCTGATGCAATTTTAAGTATAACGTAAGGAAATTAAATGGCTTTTGTTTTAAGCGACAGAGTAAAAGAAACTAGTACTTCAACTGGTACAAGTCAAACGACTTGGGCATTGGCCGGTGCAGCTACTGGTTACCAAACTTTTAATAGTGGAATTGGAAGTAGTAATACTACTTACTATTGTATTTTTAATAACCCTGATGAATGGGAAGTTGGTTATGGAACTTTAAGTTCTTCAACTAATTTACAGAGAACAACGATTCTCGCTAATTCAGACGGAAATACTTCTGCAGTTAATTTTGGTGCTGGAACTAAAGATGTATTTTGTACTTTGCCTGCGAGCAAAGCTGTTGTTGAAGATTCAAATGGAGACGTAACTTTACCAGCAGATTTAACTACTGGTGCAGATTTATCAATTGGGGCATTATTAAAAATGCCAACCAACACAGCTAACAAAATGTTAGTTGCAGATGGTACTTCATTTCAAGAAGTGGATATGTCTGGAGATGCGACTATCGCTACAGGTGGAGCAGTAACATTAGCTAATACAGCAGTATCCGCAGGATCATATACTACTGCAGATATAACAGTTGACGCAAAAGGAAGATTAACATCAGCAGCTAGCGGATCAGGAGGAGCAACTAACGGATTTGTGATTGCAATGTCGATCGCACTCTAGTATAAGGAAATTATGGCACAGAATTTTAAAAATTACATCACAAGATTAACAGGAACATCACCAGTAGACGCTTTAGGTGGCGCAACAAATAGTATTGACTGTTTAATTAGTGTGAGAATGGCAAATGTTTTAACAACAACAATAACAGTAGAAGCTTATATCGAAAGAGGTG